GATTAGGGGTTCTTTTGGGAGTCTAGTGACCACGGGTACACCGGGAACAGTTGTTAATTTCAAGGATGAGTATACCATCGCTACTCAATATATCGACCCTATCCGTCGTATCGATCGCCTCACGGTAACCATTCGAAACCAAGATGGTGAAACCATCGAGAGAGCGGGTGCTGGTGATAAAAACTTTTTAGTCATTCGTTTCGTTTGTAGAAAACCCAATTTGTAATTTTCTCCCGTTAAAGTAGTATACCATGTCAGCAGGCATTGTTCAATTGATCGCTATCGGAGCCCAGGATGAATATATCATGGGGAATCCCGAAATTTCGTTCTTCAGTTCAACCTTCAAAAGGCATGCTAATTTTTCACAATCCATTGAAAAACAAGTCATCCATGGAGCGGTGAAAAACAATTCTATGTCCAGCGTTCAATTTGAACGTTCTGGAGACCTTCTTAGTTATGTATATTTTACACTCGATGATACCACTCAGGCTCTAGATATTCAGCGATGGGATACAATCATTGACCACGTTGAACTCTACATCGGTGGCTCCCTCGTAGATACACAAGATGCCATTTTCACAGAGAAGATTGCTATCGATACGTTCGCCCAAAACGTTTCTAAGAGTGCGAACGGAACGCATCCGGGTGTAAGCGCTCGTTCGTACTTCTATCCTCTCCGTTTCTTCTTCTGTGAAGGACCTCAGTGTGCCCTCCCTCTCGTAGCACTTAACTATCACAACGTTGAGATTCGTATCCATTGGGCGAATGCCGCCTCGAACTATAACGTAGAGTGCTATGCGAATTACTATTATCTCGATAACGAAGAGCGTGGAAACATTGCCTCTCGTAAACACGATCTATTGATTACACAGGTACAGAAAAACATCGCCTCGGGTACGATCGTACAGGATCTCACATTCAACCATCCCGTGAAGTATCTCGCATCCTCTGACACGACCACCGATGGCGCACTCACATCTCCGACGAACAAGGTGAAGTTAAATATCAATGGTCTCGATGTAGGCAATTACAGATGGGGGAAACCTCATTTTATCGATGTCGTGAATTATTACCACACAAACTTTGTGACATCTCCTGATTTCTTTCTGTACCCTTTCTGTCTCTCCACGAGCTCGTTGCAGCCTACGGGTACACTCAACTTCAGTCGCCTTTCTTCAGCCAAGATCATGAGTGAATCAATGCCTATCAACGATCCTATATATGCGGTCAATTACAACATCTTACGTATCGAGAACGGTATGGCCGGACTCCTCTACGCGAATTAAAATGCTATTCTATATTAAATGGTCAAGAACTTGCCGACAGTCGAACGATCTACAAAAATTAGGTTCGGTAAGAATGCGAAAGATGACCAGGGTGAGAATACGATCGTGTTCAACGCCAGTAATGTCCAGATCGACACGACGCAACCGGGGTCGGTGTACATCAGCCCTTTACGTCAAGTGCTTGATGTTTCTGATCGTCAAATCAAGATTCTTACGTATAACCGAATATCAAAAGAGATCACGGATTCGGGTGTGGCTGCCGTAGACGTTTTACAACCAAATTTACAAGCCACTACAAACCTCGGAAACACGACGACGAATACGATCGAGTTTAGAAACCCAGAAACGGGGTTCGTGACGACCGCAAATGTGGGTATCGCAAATACTCTTGCCTCACACACTCTAAGTGTTGGATCAAACCTCTACGTGGACGATGTGGCTTCGAACGTTCTCGTCGTGAACGGAAATACAAACATTAACGGTGACATCGTCGTTCAAGGAAACGCACAAATTGACGGTGTACTCACTGTGATTAACACTGAAAACCTCACTATTACAGATGCCATAATAGAACTGGGAAGAAACAATACAGTTGGGGACGCGACAACCGACCTCGGAATCGTCATGAACCGACCGGGTTCTAACGTCACGGTTGGGTTTCTGGAGGGTACGGACGAACTCGCACTGGCGTATACGGAAACGAGTGCGGAAAGTAAGACGATCACCCCATTAACATCTGAGACCCTGGATGTACATGTGTACGGTCGCGTTCTCACTGAGTCTAACGTTGGGATCATAAACACGAGCCCCATTCACACATTAGATGTGGGATCCAATCTTTTCGTAGACGAATATGGTTCGAATGTTTTGGTCGTCTCCGGAAACACGAGTGTTAGTGGTAACTTCACAGTGGACGAGAATACCCTACACGTGGATACTGAGAACGACTCCGTGGGACTTGGAACAGTGTCTCCCGACGCAAACCTCCATGTCGTCGGTAATGTATATATTTCCTCAAACTTGACTGTGGATGAAGATACCCTTCACGTGGATGCGACGACCAATTCCGTTGGTATCGAGACCAAGAACCCTCAAGCTAATCTCCACGTTGTTGGAAATGTTTATGTCTCATCGAATCTCACCGTGGATGAAGATACCCTCCATGTCGACACGACGACACATAGTGTCGGAGTCGAGACCAACTCGCCCGATGCTAACCTCCACGTCGTTGGTAATGTGTATGTGTCTTCCAACTTAACGGTTGATGAAGATACTTTCCACGTGGATGCTGGGGATAAGTCCATAGGACTTGGAACGGTGAACCCCTCCGCCAATCTCCACGTTGTGGGTAATGTCTATGTCTCCTCGAATCTCACCATTGATGAGGATACCTTCCATGTGGATGCTGGGGGTAAGTCCATAGGACTTGGAACGGTGAACCCCGATGCGAACCTTCACGTCGTCGGTAATGTTTACGTGTCTGATGACCTCACAGTCGCCACAGATACATTCCATGTTGAAGCCTTGACTGAACGCATAGGTATAAAAACAAAAACACCGGATGCTGAACTTCATGTCGTTGGAAATGTCTACGTGTCCTCAAACCTCACTGTGGATGAAGATACTTTCCATGTGGACTCTACGACCAATTCCGTCGGTATTGAGACCAAGAACCCCCAAGCTAATCTCCACGTTGTTGGAAATGTCTATGTCTCTTCTAACCTAACCGTGGATGAAGATACTCTCCATGTGGATGCGACGACCAATTCTGTAGGAATTGAGACTAAGAACCCGAATGCCAATCTTCATGTTGTGGGTAATGTCTATGTCAGCTCCGATCTCACCGTGGATGAAGATACTTTCCATGTGGATGCTGGGGACAAGTCCATAGGACTTGGAACGGTGAACCCAACCTCCAATCTCCATGTCGTGGGTAATGTCTATGTGTCCTCGAATATTACCACAGATGGTACTCTAACCCTAAATCACCCCACAACCGCTCTCATCACTGATCTCACTGCGAATGTTGAAGTGAAGTTGAACCAACTGGCAAATGTCACCATTGATACGACAACACTTGCTAATGAGGATATGCTCGTGTATGATGGATCTAATTGGGTGAATCAACTACAAAATCACACCTTCCTTTACGCAAAGGCGGAGGAGACCATCGATAAAGGTGATGCTGTGTATGCCACGGGAACGATTGGGAACAACATGTTCTCTATTCAAAAGGCACAAGCCAATTCGAGTGCTACTATGCCCGCCCTCGGCGTCGCATATCAAGACTTTGCTCTCAACCAAGAAGGTCTCATCGTGACCTTTGGACGCGCCGACGGAATAAATACAGATAATTTCCAAACAGGTGAAACTGTTTATGTTAGTAACGTGACTGCGGGTGCTCTCTCGAATGTGAAACCTTATGGTGCCACTGACCTCATTCAAAATATAGGTTTGGTCGTGAAGGGACACCCCTCTACGGGTATCGTGTCCGTCACGGGTGTTGGTCGTTCCAATGATATTCCCAACGCCCCCATAGTCGCCGACGAGGGTGACATCAACTACGTGTATGTCAATGATGCGAACAATGATCTCAAAAAGATTTTGCCTACGAATTTGTTAACTCAACTCCAAACTCTTCAACAAGTTACGGACACCGGTAACACAACTTCAAACACAATTCAATTCACAGATGTCACAACAGGTCTCGTGACTGTGTCGAATGTCGAAGTAGGTTCGAATATCTCTGTGGCGGGTCTCACCGATGCCGTTAATAAACACGTACCCATGGTGGGTACAGATGGATTCTTGGAAAAGTCTCCCATTTATTTCACACCGAGTGGAACTTATGTAGTATCCGCAGCAGAGGCTGAGTTCTTGGGTAATCTCACACTGAGTGGTAACACCACCATTCTCAATTCGGAATCCGTGACCATTTCAGATCGGATTTTCGGTGTTGCGGCGAACAATTCTGCTTCCCAGTTGGATAGTGGTTTCATGATTGAACACCAAGAAGGTGACCCACTCGAATACGCCAACGTTGCCCTCATTTATCACGCAGATGAACACAGGTTCTCGATTAGCTATACACAAAACACATTCACAGATGATCACATCCTTCACTATGAGGATGAGACGCACCAAATGCTCATCGATCTTCGAGGAAATGTTCAAATTCAAAACAACACGACCATCGAAGAAACCCTCGATGTCACTGGTGCTGTGACTTTCGCAGATGATCTCACTGTTGGTGCCGCCTCGAACCTCTTCGTAGATGTGAGCACATCGAGGGTGGGTATCAACGAGGCTTCCCCAGGGGCTTCCCTCGATGTCGGGGGTGATGCGAGGGTTCAAAGTACGACAGACACTGCGACTAAGACAGCTGGGGCTCTCGTAGTTTCGGGGGGTTTGGGTGTGGCTTCAAACATTCATTCCACAAATGTCTACGCAGTGAGTCATGTGGGTGTGGGTACGGATGCGGCGACGGCACCCATCCATCTCCTCGTGAGTGGAACGGGTGAGACTACGAATGGTATTTACATGAAGAGTGCCGCGGGTTCTGCGACGAACGATGCCATCGTAAATCTCGAGGTTGCCGCTGATGGTGGTGACGCTTTCATGACCTGGAATGCCTCCGGTGGAGCAGCATTCGCGATGGGTCTCGACAGGAGTGAGAGCCTATTGACGATCGCGAACAGCTCGAGTGACCTGACCACAAATGCGAGGCTACGGATGGCTACAGATGGTGCCGTGACCCTCACGAACGCTACGAACGCCACCTCGAAGACCACAGGTGCCCTCATCGTGGGGGGTGGTATAGGTGTTACGGGGGATATCCATGC